CACGACGATTTGTTGAACGGTCCGTCAGCATATTGCTTCGCGCCGTTGTCCAGCTTCTTCTTCCACTGGTCCCAGCCGTTACCGAAAGCGGACATGATCTGGTCCCAGCCGTGACCCCAAGACGACTTCGAGAATGGCCCGTCAGCATATTGCTTCGCGCCGTTGTCCAGCTTCTTCTTCCACTGGTCCCAGCCGTTACCGAAAGCGGACATGATCTGGTCCCAGCCGTGACCCCAAGAGTCCTTGTTGAACGGACCATCGGCGTACTGCTTAGCCCCGTTCCCGAACTTCGACATCCACTGGTCCCAGCCGTTACCGAACTTGCCCATCAGCTGGTCCCAGCCGTTCGCCCACGCGTTCCCGGACAGGGGGCCAGCGGAGTCGCCGCCGTTCCAACCGAGCGCCTTCGCGATGTCCTTCCCGAGCTTCTCCGGACCCTTCGACGTGCCCAGCTTGTCCAGGTCCGGCAGCAGCGTCTTGTCGATGAAGTCGGAGATCGACCCGAGCGCCGGAAGGACCACGTTCCCGGCCTTCACCTGGATCTCGTCCCACTTCGCAGAGATCGCGTCCCACTTGCCCTTGTACGTTGCCGCCGCGTCCGCCGCCTGCCCTCGCAGCTTCTGCGACAGGGTGTCGATGATCTGCTGACCCGACCCGGCTTTGTCGTTCGCGAGCTGCTGAGCTGCGGCGAGCCGCTCCGTCGCCTTCGTGTACTCGTCGTGATGCTTCGACGCGGTTTCCGCAGCAGCCGGGTACTTCGCCAGCAGGTCGTTCACTGCCTTCTGCGCGTCAGCGACCTTTTTGTTCGCCACCGCGACCGCCTGCGCGTTCCCCGTGTACACAGGCAGGTCAATGCCAAGCTGCTTCAGCGGCCGGATCTGGCCTTCCCAACCCTTCGTCACGATCGCCGCCGCGTCCGCCAGGGAAATGTTCTTGTACTTCGCCAGGTCCGCGGTGACCTGCAACGAGTCGAGCGCCTTCTGCCCCGACCCGAGCCCTGTGGTCATGATCGCCAAAGCATCGGACACCTGGGCGCCGGTGAAGCCGTAATCGGACAGCTTCTCCTTCGACTTCGTGACCGCCTCGGAAGTCGCCTGGAACCCAGACTTTGTGTTCGCCAGCGCCTGGTTCAGCTTGACCGTCGACTGCTCGGCCTCCATCGCCGCATCGACCGACTTCTCCCCGAAGTCGATCACCGACGACACACCGAAGTAGCCGATCGCGAGCCCCGCGAGATCCTTCACCAGACCGGTGATGTGCTTGCCCGCGTTCTCCCCGAAATCGGAGACCGCCTTCGACGCCGAAACGTCCTTGCCGAACAGGTTGAACGTGAGTGACCGGTCAGACACGGCTCCTCCTGTTCTCGATCATCGAGCGTGTCATCCGGACGTACGTCAACCACCACGTGTACGTCAGCGACCGCACGTTGAACACGGTGATGCCGCACGCGGGAATGAGTTGCTGCAGCACCGGCAACACCTCAAGGACCGACGACTCAAGATCGTCTATGTCGTCATCGGCTCCGCGCCGGCGTCGGCTTTTGGGGCGTCCGCCTCCTCCGGGTCGTCGGAGAAGTCGAACATGAACTCCGACCACGGTGTCTTCCCAGCATCCGCAGGGGTCAGATCCTCGCCTGCGTTGCGGCGCACCACGTAAATGAGGCCCACGAAATCGCGGAGAACGTCCGGGTCGGAGAGGAAGTCGAGCTGGTCGAAGTCGTCACTGGCTGAGATGTTCGACAGCCGTTCGAACACGCTCTTCATGGATCGGACGGTGGCGCCGTTGTGCCGTTTCAACGCGATCAGGTCATCCAGGCTGGCGGCGCCGATCGCGTCGAACAGGTCGTACGGGACATCGTGGACAATGAGCTTCACAGTCTTCCTCCGATCGACGCGATCGCCTCATCCAAGGCACCGCTCATTTCCGCGTACATGCTGGGGCTGATGACCTCTTCGATCGACTTCTCGAAGTAGGGGTTGCCGTCCTCTACCACCCAGTTCCCGCGGTCACCGAACACCGGGTGACGCCACTCCCCCGAGTTGTAGAGCTTCAACATCGCCTCGTGCCCTGCCGGGAGTTTCGCCCCCGACGTGGTGATCTTCGCCCCGGCTGACCGGACCCCGAACGAGACGGTCACCCGGGTGCCTGAGATCAGTGCTTCACGAACCGGCCCGGACGGGCTGCCTTCAGGTGTTGCCTGCCGGAGGGCAGCCTTCACAGCGTCCGAAGCGACCGTCGCTGCGACCCGGATGTTGCGGCGCAGAGAACGCGCCAACGTCGGGTCGAAGTTCTTGAGCGTCCCGTACAACCGGTTCCAGTCGGCCGTGTCGACCGACACCTTGACACCACCGGTACCGGTTCCCGCCATCAGAACGCGGTCTCCGGGGTGACGATCACGATGTATAGGGCCGAGGACGCCGACCGGTTGTCGAGCACCTCGAACCCCACCGACGTGGTGATCACCTCACCCTTGTTCGGCTGTGGCATGCCACCGTTCAGACGCAGGTCCGGGATCACCACCTGGAACGTCGGGAACACGGCGCCGGTGATCGGCACCGTCGACTGGAACGTCAGCACCAGGGACAGGTCCGTCTGGTTGAGAAACGCGTCACGCCAAACGTTCGCGTCGTACTCCACCGTCATCGTTCCGGTGCCGGCGCGCAGACCTACAGCCTTCGACCGGGAGAGAGTCCCGGCCGTGTTCAGGTTGAACCCGTTCGCGTCCAGGTTGTTGTTCCAGTTCAGGTCAAACTCGCGCACATCCGCGCCCGTCAGGGTCGGGGAGGTCATGCTGGCGAGCGCCGTCGTTGTCGGCAACGTCAGAGCACCACCAACCTGCAGGGAGCCCTGCACGAACGTGTACAGGCCGTTCCCCGCCGGGTAGGACGGGGTGGCGAGCGCGGTCGCTGTTGACTTCGACTTGCCCTTGTACGTGAACTTGATCGTCGGGATCGAACCCGACGCCGCCTTCATCGCGAACGTGTCACACAGCATGCCCGAATACGTCTGCGGGTTCAGTGCCCCACCACCGAGCGGCGGCAACCCCACCTGCACCGTGTACGACGGGAGGAAGTCGGAGGTGGCCGGGGTGATGACCTGCTGGAACGCGGAACCGGACACGACCGTGGACGTGCCGGCGCCGAGCGCACCGAGGAACAGGAAGCCGAGGCCCTTCTGGAACAGCTCAATGTCGATCGAACCGTCCGACTCCTCCTTCACGAGCACGCGACGGTCGGCGGCGTTCACGATGCGTCCGACGCGGAGGCCAGCGCCCTGCGCGAACGTCGGGTTCCAGTCGAACCCCTCATCCGTTGTCTCGAAGAAGTGGTCGACGGTAACTGCGGTGCCGTATGTGGACTCCTTGCCGAAGCCCACCTGCACATCCTGCTGGGTGGTCACGCGTTCACCTCTTCATCGGTAGCTGCGGGCTGCTCCTCAGCGGGTGCTGGGGCAGGCTGACCGGCGGTGGCGGGGTCGTCGCCCCAGTCCACGCCGTCGTCGAGGCTCTGGAAGTTCCCGGGCTGCCAGTGCAGCGCCACACCGAGCTCAAAGTCGTCGACCTCGAACTCCTCGCCAGCGGCGACCACCCGGCCGAGCGCAGGCACTTCCAAGTCCCCGAGCGGGGACACGTTCTTGAACCGGAGCGTCGCCGGCTGCTGCTTCTTCGCCATCACGGGCGTCCTTTCAGTTGGAGATCCGCGCGCGGGCGGTGAATCGGGCGAGAACGTAGATGAGGCGACCGCCCGGCAATGATTCCGGGGCGGTAGCACCCTTCGACTGGTGTTCGGTCAGGAAGCACCACAAGACCGCGCCGCCGAGGGTTGGGTCCGTGACACGGCAGTACTGCTCAAGTTGGCCGACCAGGGCGTATACGCGGGCTGTTGCCGCGGAGTCGTCGTCCTGACCGGCGATGAATGACGAGAACATCACGTCAAGTTCGACCGTCTCGTCACGTGACCGGTTTGCGAGGGTTGCCGGGTCCTGTGTGGCGTGCACGTCGAGGAACAGCACCATGTCCTGGTCGGGGTCGACCATGCCAGGGTGCCCCAGGTAGACGCCCACGTTCGCGTCGGCCGCGAACACGGTGTCCTTCGCGATGGTGTACAGGTTCGCTTTCACCTGCGGGGCGGAGGTGAACGTGGGGAAGCTCATGCGAATCCGATCTGCGGTCCGAGGAACGGGGTGCACAGTTCGATGACACGCTTCGGCACGGCGAACCCTTGCGGGGGTGTCGCTTCAATCGCGTCGCCGTACGCTGGCCGGGTCGCGGCCTTCCCCTGCTGCCACCAGAACCGGACAAGCTCACGTGCGGCAAGCTGCAATGTCGCGGGGACGGGGCTGTAGCCGACCACGTAGGTGATCTGGATGGCGAGCTTGCCCGGGTAGAACACGCGCGGGTAGATCGGTGTGCCGCCGTAGACGACCGACGCGATCGGGTCGAAGAAGTAGGTTCCGGCGGCGAGAGTCGACCCGTTCTCCACCACGGCGGTGATCGAGTTCGCACGGTCCGGGAGGACAATGGCGGTCACGCCACCGTCGAATGAGACCGTTTTCGTGGTTTGCAGCACCGGCCCCACAATGTCTTCGATCACCGCGGTCGCAGCGACCACGTACGCGGTGAGGTCGGCATCACGGGCGGCCTTCGCCGGGTCACCAAGGTCCGGGAAATTCAGACCGGCGGCAGCATACTCAAGGTCGATCAGACCGCCCGTGATGGTGGTCATACGGCCTCGTCCGCCTTCGCTGCCCGCTTCGACTTCTTCGCCGGCTCAGCGTCGTCCGGGGTCACGTTCTCGCCCTTGGCGGCGGCACGCTCACGCGCCCACGCTGCAAGGGTCTTGTCGTCCATGTGCTCCGCGTGCTCCGCGATCTGCTCATAGGACACGTTCCGGTTCTCGTCCGCCACGATCGCGTCATAGTTCTCAGCGATGTGCTCTTCGATCTCCGCAGCCATGATTGGCTCCCATCTGTCAGGTGAGGGCCGCACCCACACGGGGTACGGCCCTCACGGGGTGACTCAGAACGTCGGCGCCACGAGACCGTTGCCACCCGCGGACGCGTTGCCGCCGACGACACCGACCGCAGTCGGGAACCGCGCCGCGGTGAACGCCGCGTAGTTGTACGCGACGAGCTTCACGGTCAGCTGGTTGCCGAGGGTCTGCTCGAAGCGGAGCTGGAACGGCGCACCGTCCCCGTTCTCCCACAGCAGCAGGTCCTCCCAGCGGGCCACGATCACCTGGTCCTCCGACGCGGTACCGACAGCGGTCGGAATGTTCGCGTCGGTGACGACGGGGAGACCCTGGATGTAGCCGACCGCCGAGGACGACGGCGTGTCGATCGGTGCCTCGGACACGCCAACAGCGTTGTTCGGGCCACCGAGCACCGGCACGACCAGCGGACGGTTCGAGCTGTCCGTCTGCGAGATCAGCCAGTTCCACCGGCGCGGGTGCATGATGATCACATCCGGCGCCATGAACCGCGACGTCTCCACCGCGTTGATCTGACCGGCCTGCTTGCTGTAGAACGTCGCGACCGTGGCGGCAGCACCGAACGCAGTCGCCTGGTTGATCCCCGAGGTCTGCAGGATGCCCAGCATCTGCCCGGACGAACCGGTGCCCGAGAGCACCTGCAGGTCCAGCGTCACGTTGTACGCAGCGGCCAGGTCGGTGTAGATGAGCGAATCAATGCCGACCGCGCGCTCCAGCGACTGCCGGGACACGTCCTGCTGACCGGCGATCGTCACGACCGGGACGGTCACGTTGGCCCACACCTCATCGGTGTTGGACACCGACGAGTTCTCCGTCGCCTGAATCGCCTCGGTGACGCCGGTCGACCCCTTCGGGATGATCAGCGACATGCCGTTGTCGGGCAGCGGGAGGTGACGAACGATGTTCGCGGTCGGGCGACCCGCACGCGCCACCAGTGCCGCCTCGTCGATCAGGTACTGCGGCGGGACGAGGCCGGCGAAGCCGCCGGTGGTGCCGGCGCGCTTGGCGAACCCGTTGGTTGCACCCTCGACATCCGCCTCGCGGCGGTGGGTCGAGAGACGCTCCCGGGCTGCGTAGTCGCCGTTCTCGGCGCCGTACATGTCCCCGAAGAACGAGCGCTCGAACCTGTTGCCGGGGTTGTAGGTGCGCTCCTCACGGGTGACGACACCCGGTGCCTGGCGCTGCGCGGCCGGCTCGCGACCTTCGGCCGCACGCTGCAGCCGCTCGTCGTCTTCGGCATCCTTGCGGAGCTCGGTGAGCTTCGCCTTCGCAGCGTCGAGCGCCTCCGTCGCGCTGCGCTTGTCGGTGTTCAGCGTGTCGTAACGCGCCTGCGCCGTCTCGTCGAGCGTGTCGCCGGTCGCTTCCTCGAGGAGGCTGCGCTGCTCGGTCAGGCATGCGTCGAAGCGCGCCTGCTCCGCGGCGACGCGGGCCTCCTGGTTCGCGATAAGAGTCGCGAGTGTTGCCATGATGATTCCCCTTTCAGGGTGTTTGTTGGGGTGCGTGCTGGCGCATCCGGCTCATCTGGCTTTCCCGTCGCGCTCATCTGGCGCGGTGGTGGCTTGGCAGCACAAAGAACCCCACCGCGGATGCGATGGGGTGGTTCAGGTGGTTGAGGGCTACAGCCCGACTTCGAGGCGGGCTCGGAGCAGGCGGACAGACGGGCCGGCGCGCTTCACCGGCTCATCCACGACAGGCTCATCGGCAGTGCGCTGCGACTCCGCGACACGCGCCTGCGCGCGCGCGGCAAGCATCCGCAACGGTTCGCCCTCGAGGTGCTCGATCGCGTCGAACGCCTGCTTCGCGCGGGCACTGATCGACGTGTTCGGGTTCGCCCCGTAGTTCACCGCCGAGACGTCGCCACGGTCCAGGTCAACCTGCGTGATGCGGTACTCCGTGTAATCCGGCGACCACTGACCTTCCAGGATGCGGAACGCGAACGACATCTGATCGAGCGCACCGTCTCGGATCGCATGCTCCAGGTCCTGCACGTCGGTGCGCTGCGGGTTCAGGTACGCGACCGACCGCAACCCGGTGTCATCCGCCGAGAGCTCAAGCGTCCCCGCCACCGTCCGCGCCATCGACAGGCCCGTGTGGTTGATCAGGAAGTTCACGTCCGGGGAGTTCGCCAAGGTTGCGTCAAACGCTCCCCGGTCGATGACCTCCGTGTATGGTCCGAAGAAGTCGTACATGGTGTAGCCCTGCTCGACGGTTGATGCGTAACCGTCGAGCACCAGGAACGACTTGTCGTCCTTCGTCGCTGTCCGCATCTCCATGCGGGACCGGAACTCCTGCCGGCGCTGCTCGCCCCAGTGGGTGGGCAGTTGGCCGGCAGCGGCAGCAGCTGCGCGCGAGTCGATCACGGTGCTCATATCAGCGCTCCCTCGTCTTGCGGGACAGATCCCACGGTGTCGTTCTCAGTGGTCGGCGGCTGCTCGGTGAGCAACCCCAGGTCTTCCATCTCCTGGATCTGCGCCGGAGTGAACGGGGGCAGGTTGTCCAACGCCCGCAGTTCGGACGGCACCCGCAACTTCGCACCCACCTGCAGGGCGAACATGCTCTGACGGGTGTCCGGGTCCATGCGCAGCAACGCATCCGTGTCGAACTTCACGAACCGGGGTGCCGGCAGCCACCGCGACAACGCAGCCTCACGACGCCGGATCGCCGGACCGATGTTCATGATCAGGAACTGCAGGTTCCGTTGGGTGACGTTCGCGTACGTGATCGCCGCTTTCCCCAGCGGCGCCACATCGATCAGGTCAGCGGGCACACCGAAGAACCGCGCAATGTCCGTCGCGGTCAGCTTCTGCGTGTCCAGGAACTGGGACTCGTTCTGCGCCACGTTGACGGTGGAGAACTCCCAGTCGTTGCCGGTGACGAAAATGTCACGGTTGCTGACGGACTCCTTGAACCGGCGCTTCGCCGCATCCGCGACACCAGCACCGAGCACCTTCGACGCGTTCTTCAGCACACCACCGGGGATCTGCGCACCGTTCGCGAACCACTCCAGGCCGAAGTCGACCGCCGACTGGTACTGCCCGATCGTGTACGCCGCGTACGTGACCGGCGACAGGCCCATGATCAGACCGGAAGCAGTGAACTGGCGCTCGTGCCAGATCTGCTCCTTCTCGTACGGGTGACCCGCGATGCGGTAGTAGTAATCCCCCGTCGAACGGTTCTGCACGATCGCGACCGTGTTGTGGTCCTGCAGGTCGATGCGGCGCGGATTCCCGAGCGAGTCGACCTCGCTGATGATCCCGTACGTGTTCCCCACCGTGTCCAAGTCCACCTGCGTGGAGTACAGCCACTCCATCAGGTCCACCCGATCCCCGCCCGGGTTCACCAGGACCGGCGGCATCGGCACCTCCACATCGATGCCGTTCACCCGCCGGTACACCTTCGCCGGCAGGGTTGAGAGCAGGTCGCCGCGGAGACGCGTCGCCGCCCACACCGCCGACGCCCGCTTCGCCGTGTCATCCGTGACCCGCACCGAACCGGTACGATCCGGCAGCCGGGACGGGATCAGGTTGTTCGGGGTGTCCCCCAGCGCGCGACGCGCGAACAGGCTCATCGCTTCACCTGCCAGTAGCTGAGGAACGCCAACGCCGCACCCGCGAAGATGAACGCGGCCGGCACGAAAATGAGCGCCACACCAGCGGTGATCAACGCAATGCCGGCGAGCTCGCCAACCGTGGTCATCGCTTCGCGCATGACGCCTCCTATCCGAACGAATCCATGAGGTCGTAGTCGCCGGGTTCACCGACGTGCACCCAATAGGCGACCGTCGCCGCACGCAACGCTGTGATGTCGGACGTCGACATGGCCTGCGACCACAGGAAGCCTTCAACCGACTTCCGCTTCCCGGCACCCATCACCGCGACCGTGAGCGGTTCGTCACCGTGATGCACCAGCGTCCGGTTGACCAGCCCATCCGTGATCGCCGCGCACCCGCTGCGCATGTCCAAGGAGTCCAACCAGAGGATGGTGATGTCGTTGTCCTCAAGCCGTGCCTGCAGGTGCCCGTTCTCGCCGTACTTGTCCATCGCGAGTTCGTAGACGCCGTGCTCCTTCAGGATTCTCACCACCGTGTCCACGATGTGATCGCGCGCCCACCGCTGATCCACCCCGGACTCGTAGTGCACGAGATCGAGCACGTCACGGCCCTTCGTGCCGGTCCCCACTGCGGTGAGCGCGAACGACTGCTTCACCCCGGTGCGCACATCCAGCGCAAACTTCATCTGCCCTGTGATCTGCTCCGACTCCGACACCCGGGTCGCTTCCCACACGCCCGGAGGGAACGCACCCTCTTGCATGCTGTCGACCCACTGGCACAGCACCTCAGTGCGGAACACCGCCTCCGGGTCTGTGCTCGCGTCCGACGCGATCGAGCGTTCCATCGACGGGATATGCCCCATCGATGGGTTCGCTTGCGCCCACCCGTCACGGTCGAGGACGTCACAGTCCGGCGGCGCCGACCACTCGAACAGGCCCAGCGAGTCGTCGAATTCGATGTCGTCAGGCAGGTCAAGGGCGTCCGCAGAGAACAGCCCGTCGGGGTCGCCCAGTGCGAGGTGCGCGAGCATCCGCAGGCGACCCAGCACCACCGATGACTCATCACCCGCGTTGGACGCCGCCCAAATCTGAGCCAACGACCGGGTACGGGTCGTCTTCGTGATCGCGCCCCACGCCTCCCAGTTCTGGTGCTCCCGCAACTCGTCGAGGAGCACCAGGTCACCAGTTAGACCACGACCACCGCGCCGCGTCGCCGCCTGCACCTTGTACCGGGAACCCGACACCAGGCGCAACGCCTTCTTGCCGTTCGTGCGGACCACGCCGCCCTCAGCGATCTCCGCCGCGAGATCCGGGATGCCCTCCGCGATATCGACGGCACCCTGCCAGATCTCCTCAGCAATGTCCAGGTTCTGCGCGGTCCCGAGGACCAACGGCGCACCATCCACGAACATGCGCCACAATGACAGGATCTGCAGCAGCAGCGACTTCCCGTTCTGCCGGGCAACCAGCAGCACAATGATCCGAAACCGGAACGTGTTATCCGGGTTCAGCTCGAGCGCGTGGATCAGCAGCCA